ATTATTCGTCAGATACGTGAAATCATGGCAAGTGTTAATATAACCACCATTAACTTACGGATAACTGCGGACACGTTTGGAATTGTCAAACAACTTGATAAACCAACTTCAACACGTGCCACAGGCACAGGCACGAAATCATCTAAATACACGTATTACGTGAATGATGCGTTAATCGTTGGCGGAAGCTCCGACGTTGCAACTGCACTCGGAATTGATGTAACAACTGACCAATACAAAAAGGCTAATGGTTGGTTAAAAATTGCCGTACAAGCGAAAGCTCAAGGTGCAACAATTACACGTACCAATGCAGACAACGATACTGTTGAACAGTTTGCACCTGAAGCCACAACGAAGGAAGCGCACGCTGTTTGGTTTGCGAAACAATAACATATATAAATTAAGTTAATCTACCGCAACGTCTAACAAACGTTGCGGTTTTATTACGCAGTGTTACAACGCCTACGCCACTTAAGCGTTTAAAAACATAAGCGCAAGTGACGCGGATAGACTAACTTGTTCCATTGGGTAATAAAGCCGTAACATACTTGTAATGCGAAAACTAACTGAATCTATTTGTGTACTGTTGTGTCTATTGTGTTTAAAATATAATTTTCAGTATTGAACACCAATCGTTACTTGTTGCTGATATGGTACACGTTACATCTGTTTCAATTTTTATTGATATTACATTTGCGTCATATACAAATTGATAATAACCATCTGGCAGGTCGCTTAAGTCGCCAGTGTAGGATATTCCAAATAATTGTTCGTTATGACGTTTATTTTGATAAAAGTCTTCACGTGAAACAGAATGTATTGATTGTTTGATAATTTCATTCATATTGCGTATGTTTTATTATGATGTAAAAATACAACCAATGTTTGGATATGTCAAGCATTGGTATATTAATAAAACGTTAACAAATTATTCAACGTATGCGTATGTATGTTAACGTATGTACATATACGTTATAATTACATAAGATGGAAACATTAACGTATCTACATATACGTTAAAAAGATATAATTTATTAAACAGATTATTTTTGGAAACATTAACGCATCTACATATACGTTAAAAAGATATAATTTATTAAACAGATTATTTTGTGTGCGTATATGTACGGCAGTGATACGTCACGAAAAGATATAAACGTATCATATCAGTGTGGTACATATTAGTAAACGTTTAAAGTGAAAAGGGGTTCTCCCCTTTTCGGTAGACGTGGGGGAGGTTTATGGGGGTAATACCCCTGACTTTCGTTTTATGGTTACTGTGAACACTTCAAACGTAACCTGTAGAAACAGATAGAAACTACTTACCGAAACGTTAACAATAGCCCAAGTAGTACCGTTAGTGGTATTTTAACAGAAACTAAGAAAACACTTGCAAAAGTGGAAAAAATTACATATATTTGTCGCAACTTACTTTATATCCGTGTCACTACGTCCTGAATTAGACATATTAACTCAAAACAAGGTTAACATTGAACAAAACCTTGCTAAATTCTATTTAGGGATGTATCTTTACGATATACCAATGCCACAGGAAAAGCTACTATGGCTTAAGACAAAAGGATATATAGACGATAGTCAGCTTAAGAACAAAGATAAAGGCTTATCGTTCTCGAATAATTTCAGAAACTTCACGGGAGAGGTAGATTCTCCAATAGAACAGTTCTTCGGAGAGACACTTTCGAGGGATAACATATTGTCTATAGAGGATTCTTTAAAGTCGCTTGATAAAAAGATGTCATTTGATGGCAGTTTAAGGATTACAAAGGAAGACTGGACACCTGATGGTTTAAAAGTAGATTATGAGTATGATTTCTGGAAATGGATAAATGCTTTTAACGAAGGATGGCAGTATTATAAGACGTATGCGAAGTTTGAGTTGTATAGACAACAGGCGTATAACTGGATAGCTGAAGGTAATGCCTATATTTCTAATGCTACGGATGAGCAGAAATTGGATTATCTACGATTAGAAAGGGAGAGATGTCTACAAAATAGTTTATATGCTCTAAATAAATTCGGCTTCTTAAAGTCGGAACTCGTTAACAACGAGAATGGATTAAGATATTCTGCGTGGCCTGCTCAGGAAGTAGCCTTATATTTGTTTGACTTAGGTTTATCTTTCATAATGGGCAAGGCGCGTCAGATAGGTATGACTTCTACCATCGGTGCAGCTACGGCAGTACGTACAATGTTGAAGAAGAACTTTAACACAAAGATGGTTGCGGAGAAAGGAGTTAAATCGGAAGAATTATTCCGTGATAAGGTTAAGTATGTTATAGATAAATTTCCAAGTTACTTAACTCCTACGATTACCTCGGATTCTAAAACAATATTACAATTCGTTAAGAAGATAGGAAAGGGAAAGACGTCGGGTTCTAACTCTATCTTCCAGGTTGAGCCACCTACGATTACTTGTATCAATGGTGGTTCACCTGCGATTGTATTATTAGACGAGATTGGTCTATACGATATTTTCGGAGATATTATATCTGAAGGTAGACCAGCCTTATTTGGCTTAAATCCTATCACAGGAAGACAAGAGATGCTACGTCAGGTTATTGCTTGGGGAACAGGTGGTAACATGGATAAGGGTGGAGCTGCGATGGAACAAGAATATCGTACAGTTAAGGAAGCTTGGCTTGACCGAGATTTCACTAACGGATTCCTACCTGTCTTTTTAAATTGCTTTGCGAGAAAAGGAGTTGATTACGAGTTCTATGAAGAACAAAAGAAGTTCTACTATAACAGAGAGCAGAAGGTTGGTGAGAAAGACCACAAGATATATTTCCATCAGGCGTATCCAGTTACTGAGGATGATATGTTCTTGACGAGTAGTGATACGATTATAGCAACTGCTACTATAAATCAATGTTTAGATAAGATACGAACAAAGAAACAGAAGAAACAATTAGAATATGTAAGAGGGCACTTCGTACCTGTATATGACATGAGTGTTAAGTATGGCGAGGAAAGTGATGTTCCTTATAAGATTATAGGTGCTAAATTCCAAGCTTGCTCTGATAATGATATTATTAGAAATACCGCTAACGCCTGCGTTACTATGATAATGCGTCCTGACCGTAAATGGAGGAATCGTTACTGGCAAGGCACTGACCCTATATTCACTGCTTCGGGTTTCTCTAATATGGGTGCTGCAGTATTCGATGGCTTACTTAAAAGAATATCCTGCTATATAGATATGCGACACGAGGACTATCGTTTCTGTTATCTACAGTGTGTTCTTATGAAGATGTACTATGGAACTGTTAATGGTAACTCATCTATAACACCTATCAAAGACTTAGTTGAGTCTAACGTTGGTGGTGAGTATATTAACTACAATAAACAGAAAGGTTTATCAAGTTCAATGGTTAAGAATGACCGACTAAAACCTACACTACAAGGTGGTGGTAATACAATTGGAATAAGAAAGATGGTAGGACTATCAGCTAAGACTATGATTACGGAATTAGAGGAAATGCTAATTACCTGTATTGATACGCTTGACTGTGATAGGTTCTTCGAACAGCTTAAGACATATGTACGCAAAGTAACCAAGAACGGAAAAGAAACATATGAGCCGCAGAATAAGCGTCACCATAAAGATGACGTTCTCGATGGAGGGCTTTATGCGTATATTAACTACAAGTCGCATGAACGCTACAAGCCAGAGCTTATAGGAACACAAGAAACTATTAAGTATAAGAGTATGTACGTGTGTAACGCATCTACAGGATATCAAACAGTAATAAAGAAAATACCTATTCGCAATTAACTTATTTTTCACCTATAAAATTTTTAAATTATGGCAAAGCAACAATCAACTCAGAAACCAAAAACTTATGACGCAGACACTGGTTATAAGTATCCTAAGTCAACACCAAGTAACTATGACAGTGGTAGCCGTCCTCGTTTTCAAGTTTCTAACGACCAAGCAAATAGGATAAAAACTAAAGCAAATAATCCTATCTTTAAAGACATGAATGAGTCTTTTAACAAGACAATAGACTCTTGGTCTAAAGACGCTGCCAACAAAAAGAAATAGTATGCCAGATAATTTCGATACAGACGAAGATGTATTCGCAGAACATGCAATACCTGTCAAGCCTAAGGTAGTTAAACCACCTATACAAGCTGGAAAGATATTCGTTCCTGGAAAAAGAGATATGAAGATAGAATATCCTGAGCTTTCTGAAATCGAGGCTTTCTCGACGATGAATGATAAGGATATTCGTCTATGTTGGTATTATTCTTGTAAGTCATCTGAATTTAATAGTATAGATGATAACAACTTGCGTATGCAAAGTTCTTTAGAAAAGGCATACGGAAAGAATTGGTTCTCAAACAGTGTAGCCAAGAAGTTATCTACGTGGGATATACCTGATTATATCAAGATGGGAATGGAAGCGATGGCTAACTTTTCTCCACAACACAGAAGCGAGGCTAACGCTTTAATGGCTATGATGTTCAGAAACCTACAAGCGGTTGTTGACGTAGACACTGAAACATTCGACATGTGGAGTCCATCCGAAAGAAAAGCGTATGTTCAGCTTGTTAGCGAAACAGCTACAACTTTACCAAATATAGTATCACAACTTGAACGAGGGTTTGCCGTTAGAGTAAACGAAGCCACAGGTGACCAAAAGGAAACTCAAGCACAACACAGTGGACTTATGGATAAACTAATGGATGAATCAGAAAATTAAACTTAAATCAATAAAGAAATGTTTGTTGTACCAGTAAGACCAAATAGATTAAATTCTACTAAAAACGAGAAGTACCACTCCGACTACGCCAAGTGGTGTATAGGTAATGTTAATACTTCTAATCAAGCTATGTTTGTAGAGAAGTCACTAATTAACTGGGCTTTCTATAAAGGAAAACAATGGCTGTTTGCCGAAGATTTAGATGCCTTCCTTGCTGATGAATCTGGTGACTCTCGTAATCGTATTAAATTTATACAGAACATAGTAAGACCATTTGTAGAATACTATACTGGTTCTGCTATCCGTATGGATATTTCATGTCAGGCATTTTCTAAGTCAACACAAGCCATTGACAGAAGAGAAATGGTATGGCAAAGAGTTAAGGCTCAATATGAAATATACAAGATGGCTCCTGAGTTATTTAAACCAGCAATTAAAGATAAGTACAACATCGGTGAAACAGAAGAAGAGACAAGAATGATATTCAAGTCAATGTACAAGGATAGATTCGAAGAAAGTGTAAATGATATAATGTCTGAACTTGCACGAAGAAATGACATTGAAGACAAAAAGGTATTATTAACTAAGCATATCGCTTTAGATGGCATAGGTGTATTGTTTGAAGAAGAACGATTTGGTTCTCAGGTGGTTAACCTAATTGACTCACGAAGATACTTCTTTGACTCATCAGCTAAGTTGCCATCGTTAAAAGACTCTGAATTTATGGGGCACTGGGATATGATGTCTTTGTCTGATATTGCTGAATTATGTCCTAACTTAGGAAGAGCAAAATTAATGGCTTTAGAAAAATCATCTGCATTATCACGACCTACTATAGGTATGCATAATATGGTATCATTTGAGTGGAATCAGTCAAATGGTAAAATACCTGTATATAACGTAGAGTGGAGAGATTTAGAAACAGATTTATTCGGAGCTTGCTATGATGATAATGGAGTACCAGCTTTAGTTAAAATAAACTCAGATGACTCTCCTTATACAAAGAAAGACTTAATACCAAAAAGCGAACTAAAGAAATTAGTTAAGGATAACGCATGGATAGAAAAGGTACTTAAGATGGAGCAAACAAAGATGGTTACGTTAGATGCAGTACGTTACTGCAAATTAGTTCCATCTGAGTTTATCGGTTCGTCAGGTAGCGACTTTGTTCTTAAGTATGGATTAAAAGAATATGTACCTCGTTACTCTTATGATTATCAATATCCTGATTGGTCATACAAGGTAAGATGCTGGAACTATGACAATGGCGAAATTCTTTCACCTATAGATGATTTAATATCTCCTCAACGATTTATTAATCGTCTACTCTCTATTGGTGAATCTCAAATCAATAACGTTAGAGGTTCTGGTCCAATCTTTAGTAAAGATACAATTGACACACAAGGTGGAGAGCAAGAACTACAGCGTAATATCAACTTAGGAAAAGCTGTAATAATAGATGGACCAGTGAATAACTCTGTTGGTAATTACAACAATGGAATAGGTCAAGGTACAATACAGTTATTTGACATAGCCTCCAAGATGAAGACAATGGCTGATTCTGTAATAGGTGGAGGTCAGGAACTACAAGGAGCTGGAGGTTCATATAGAGCTTCTGCTTCTGTTGCAAGTCAAAACCTTAGTCAGGGACAAACTATGCAAGAGCCTGTTTTCTATTGTTTACATAAAATAATCTTAGACACATACGAGTCTTTCGCTAATCGTGGAAGAAGAATACTTTGCGCAAACCAATCACAGCTTGTAGTTACAGTTGGAGAGGAAGGAATGAAGATGATAACGCTTACTCGTGATTATGACATAGAGCAATACAGATGCGAAGTGAAACGTGCAACTGACCCTCATATGGAAAAACAGAACGCTAATGAGATGTTGATGTTATTGTTAGAAAAACAACTAATAGATTCTACAACTTACGCTAAATACTATAACAAGTCTACCATGAACACTATCGGTCAGGCTATACGAGAATTTACAATGCTTAAGATAGAAGCAGAAAGACAGCGACAAGCACAAGCTGCTGCAGATGAAGCTAAACAAAAAGAAGGCGCTAAGGCAGCAATGCAACTACAGGGTTTAGAAGCTGACCAAGCAAGACAAGATGCATTTGCTATGGAACAAATGAAACAGTCAGCAGGACAAGCATCTGTAATAACAAGTCTATTAGACAAGACAGCAATACCTAAAGGAATAGAATAATGTATATTTCTGAAGAACAAAAGAAAGTTATATCTATAGCATTTGATGATTGTATCAGAGGATTAATAGATGATATGCTTAAGTATAAAAGGTCTTTAATAGAAACAGTAGAATCTGTTGACTTTAAGTATCACGCTACAGATAGAGACTTTGAAGAACTATCAGAGGCTGGGTTTTTATTCAGACTTGGTAGTTTCTATAATCATCATAATAATATACACGAAGAGATGAGAAAAATAAAGGATTTACTCGCTAATAGCGAAAATGATAAAACCGAGTATTAACTTTAGGTATAGCTAAGAAAATACTTGCATATATCGAAAAAATTGTTAATCTTTGCCTAACATTAATAAAACACTCGTTATAAATGAAAAAATTAAAACACCTATCACTTTTACCAGTATCATTCAAAGAGAACGATACTACAGAGCAACAGTTTGCTCAAATGCAGGAAGTTGACGATGCGCAGATGCAAGCGTTCATTGCAACAGTAGAAAGCAATCCTGGACTTTTAGCTGACGCTGAAACAAAAGGTATCTACGATACATATATGGCTCAGTTACAACAGCCAGCTCAGCAACAACAGCAATCTCAACAACCAGCACAACAGCAACAACAAGCACCAGCTCAGCAACAACAAGCACCAAAGGTTGAACTTACTGAAGATGAATTCCTAAGTGGTCCAGAAGGAGGAGGTTTATTTACTGCAACAGCACCAAAGCCTAATTTTGAGAAAGTAAACGAAACAAACTTTCCTAAAGCAGTACAACAAGTTTTTGGAGTCGATACAACAAAGCCAGAATGGATGCAGTTATTTCTTAAGGATGTGTTTGAAACAAAAGACAAAACAGTTAAACTTTCCGAAGTTGAAGAGAAATACAAAGCTGTATCAAGTGACTTAGAAAGAATACCACCAGCTTTATTAACAGCAATGCAAGTTGCACTTAAAGATGGAGACTGGAGAAAAGCTATAACAAACCTTGACGTAGACTTCACAAAGCCATTCGACAAGTTGCCAGTTGAAGAACAGGCAAGAATAACAAAAAGATTCATTCCTGATTTACAGGATGATTTAACAAACCCTGACTCACCTTTATATAAAGCATCAATATCCTTAGGAAGAGAGAAATACCTTCATCATCAGGAATCCATTAGAAAAGAAGCAGAAGCTCAGCTTGAACGTGCCAAACAGGATAACGACAAGTTTCAGGTAACTGTGAAAAGTTCAGTATCCAAACTTAAGGAAAAGTTTCCAAACGAAGCCAACGAGGTTTTTGAAACAGTTGAAGATTTATTATCAAGCAGACAGCTGTTAGCAAGACTGTTTTATAATGAAGATGGCAGTTTAAAACCTGACGCAGCAGAAATTGTTACTTATGCTAAATTTGGAAAATCACTGTATGAAAAGGCTCAGAAAACTACAAACCGAAAGGCTGTAAATGAAGAGCTTGCTAATGTGATAAACGGACAGCAATCAAAAGGTGGAGGAGCAAGTACTCCAAATGTAACACAAACTCAAGATGAACAAGTAACACAAGGACAAAGCATCCTTAAGTCTTACGCGAAAACTTATTAATCAAAATGAAAAAGAATCTAATTTTATTAGCAGTTGCGTTCGGAGATACAGCGGTAAACTATTCTCCTACGTCACCTCCTACTGGAAGATTTCAGAACGCTAACGTTAACCCGATTGGTTCTGGATATGCAGCTCAGTATGGACACAATGTAAACTCAGTTTTACAAAAAGTAGTACGTCAGATAATCTATGATGCTGCTCCAAAGCAGTACTTAGACCTGAAGTTAATGTCACTGAAAGCTCCCCAATATGCTCCATCTGACGAATTTTTCTACAACGAAATGTCTTTTGGTAGAGACCCTATTCTTGCAGACACAATCGGTGGCGGTGGTATAGCTGCAGGTGCAACTCAGACTATTCCTATTCTGAACAGAAACAACGTATCGAAAGATATGATTATTGTTTACCCTGACAACACTAAAGGTACAATCACAACAGTGAATACTTCAAGTATTGTTGTAACTGCGGAAACAGGCGAAACACTTCCAGCACTTGCAGCAGCTGCTGCTGGCGCAACAGTATTCGCTTACCTGTCACCTGTTGAAGCAGACGGCATGTCAGATATCTCTAACTATGTACGCTACGACACTATCGAAAGAAGCAACTACGTACAAAGTGTTATTAAAGCAATGCGCTTTGGTAGAATGGAGTTAGCGAAATACCAAAACACTGGTGTTCTTAGCAATTACCTGGAAATGCAGAAAAAAATAATGTATCGCCAGTTCCGTATTTCTTTGTCGAACATTTTCTGGAATGGTCATAAAGCAGAGGTTACCCTGTCTAACGGAATGAAAGCAAAAACTGCAGGTGGTGTTTTCCCTACAATGCAAGAAGCTGGTTCAGCTCACTCTTCTGTAACATTAGCAAACTCTCCTGACGCGTTAGAAGAATTAGCACTGTCAACAGAATATGGTGACTTTGGAGATACACGTTTCCTTTTCGCTGCACCACGCCTTATTCATTATCTTTCTCAGCAATACAAAAGAGACCTTACACGTTACACTCCTAACGACGAAATCGCAAGATTAGGTTTAACAGGAGTTAACATCGGTTCTTCTAATATTGTATTCTGTCCAATCAAAAGATTTGAAGAGCCATCTTGTTTTCCACGTTCTTGGAGAAGTCGTGCAATCCTGACAGACTTAGAGAGCATTACTCCAAAGTATATGTTCCCTGAAGAAATGGGTGACACACTAAACAGAAGAAATCAAGGAACATTGAATAACTTCACTGATTCATGGATTTCTGCTACAACCTCCATTGAGTTCAACAACCCTTTGGCATCAGGCTGGTTAGACATCACTAATCTTCCTTAATAAACTGTTTCAGTCATTAAAGACGGAGTATTCGTACTCCGTCTTATTTTTATCATAAATAACACTTAATATCTAACAAGATGAAAAAAATCAAAACACTTAAAGTTGCCTTCAAAGAAAACAAAGAAGGTATTGCAAATGATGGCACAAGTCAAGAAATGACCATGATGCCAACAGAGTTACTACAACAGTTAATAGCTGTTATAGGAAAAGTAACAACCGATAACAAGGTAGACAAAATAGACACCAACCTGTTAGCAAACGCTATAGTAGATGGCTTCGCAATGAAAGAAGGAAATCGAAATGGAGTTGTTAACAAGCGAACATATACAAAGGATACTTTACCATTAGAAGACATTTTAGAAAAACCAGTAATGTTCTTCGCATTCTGTAATACGACTATCATCTTTGATGATGTTGTAAAAGGAGGATTAACCATCAATGCTCCTTATCACCCAATAGTTTTTAATCCGTATCTTAGATATGAACAGCCTGGACAAAAAGGAAAAATCATAACACAGTGCATGGCTCTTGTATGGTCAAAGAAACAGGTTGAATTTGTAAGAAATCACTCTCTGTTTTCAATAGAATACTTTGAAAAATTGAGTGATGCTACAAATTACTCTGTTGACCTGATTGATAAAGTGGTTGCCGCTTATGAAAGAGTTAAACACCTTAACGAGTTTCAGGTTAAGCAAAAGTGTATTGAGATGAATATTAACATAGACACTCAAGACTTTAAAGTTCTTCGTAAAAAGATAGCTCACGTAATGGCTCAGGAAATTCAAAAAGCTGAAGACTTTTCACGAGCACAAGAAGTTGAAGATACTTCACTATCACAACAAATAAAATCTAACGAAAGTTCTCTTACTGGAAAAGTTTACAAAGGAGAGCCAACATACTAATCTAACAAGTGATTACAGCATCTACAATAGTTACAGCCCTTGCATCACGATTAGATGCAGAGGGCTCTAACTACTATAACTTTGCAGGCAATTACAAGCCTGCGATAAACGAGTCAGTTAAATACATAGTTAACTTAATAAACTATGCTTTAGCAAATAATAAAATCACAGAGGAGTGCTTAGTTGAACTTGCAGATGCAAGAGTTTATACAACATCAAAGCATTCAAGAATATCATTTGACTCTACGATATGGGCAGTTATATCTGTTAATCCACTTCCATTAACAGAATCTATTGAAGGTGCTACTCCTGTAGTTCCAGCTGAAGGTTCTGTAAATTCTTATTACAGAATAGATTTACGTCACATAGACAGTAACTACTACGCAAAACGATTAAATAAGGAAGAGTGGGAACTAAACAAGAATAACCCTTTTGCTCCAGGAAATACATTATTTAACTGTTCTACACTTGAACCTGGAAGTAATGATAATGTTACCTTTGCATACTTAAATCCATTCAACTATAACAATAACACTTCTGCGGAAGGTTACACAAGAATAAACGAGCTTTCGATAAGACCATATCTTAATCAAAAACTTTGCACAGTATTCGTTGTAAAAGTTCCTACTGATATAACATCAGATTCAGACCAAATACAACTGCATCCTAAATTGTTTAACTTTCTTGTTGAAAAATGCTTAAATTACATAGCATATCAGCAAGGTGACAATACAAGTATATTCCAACTTTCACAAACAGAACTTCAATCAATAGTACAAATACTTAGCTAATGACTTACAGATTTTTAGGTAACGCTATTCTTTCTCACATCAAGCAAACGTTTGATGATAGAGATATTACATTAGACCAAGTTGTTTACTGGATTAATATAATCGCTAAAAGACTTCGATACGAAAGAATAAAGAAAACAAAGTCAGAAGCTTACCTTGTTTATTTTCCAAGCGTTACAGTTCTAACCGATACTGCAACAGGTAGAAAATACACAGTTCTTCCTGAAGCTATAGTTGACCTTGATAATAATATAGGAATTGATACAGTAACATACTGTGCAGCTGACTCTAATCTTTGTGGGTGCGAAGACCCTTTACAAAATCCATTTAACAGAACATCGGCTCGTGCAGTACAAACACTGTTTGGTAATCCATATAGAAAACCTACTTCAAGTAATGCATACTACTATCGTTCTAATTATAACATAAGTGGAGTTAGAGAAGAGGTAATATTCTACGCTGGTCTTGAATGCGTAGATGTTACTTGTGTAGATATGTGGATATTCTCTAATGAATCTCCTAATCACGTTTGTGACCTAGATACAGAAGTTAATCTTAATGAAGAACAAGAAAAGATTCTTTACTATGAAGTATTAAATCTTGCTAAATATGGCTTCCTAATACAAAGCGATACAAAGAATGATGGCTCTGATACTTCAAACAAAGGATTTAGACAGGGTAATGCAGCTCCAGTACAAGAGGAGGATTCACAAAGTCAACAACAAGCATAAATGATTATTAAAACATACCTTTTAACGCATACAAAGCCGTATTTAAACAAGTTTATATACGTTAATGTGTATTTATGTACCCATGCAAAAATAACCATTTAAAACGAATTTTAAACGATGAATGCATCTGAATTTATATCAATAGACTACGCATTAAGCGAATTAATCACTGCAGCTGCTGATGAAGGCTTTGCACGTAGTGGACTTGACAAAGGTTTCTATATAGGTAGAATACACTCAGCGGTTACATTCTTTGCCTTAGAAACATTTTATCAAGTTGTTACAAAGGATATACTTAACTTTGATGTAAATGGTAATGGAGTTATTGACATTCCAGTAAATGCATTTAACATAAGAGAAATATATCTTTTCAATAAAGACAATTGTGACACTACTGCTACTATGGATGATTACGCCTTAGTACACTGGAAGAGAACATTAGCTTATGGTTCATCAGGACTAAAGACAACACGTATAAGAAAGTACGGAACAGACCCAGTATTACAAGGTGGTAATAACTATGGAAACAGATTTAATAACCCTTATTCTGTAGTTGGAGCTAACAATGGTAGTCAGTTATATACTTGTAATATACAAGGAGGAAAGATTATCCTTGATAACGAAAACTATAAAAACTACAAACATATCAGATTAATCTATAATGGTATGGGTGCTGCAACTGGAGATATACCATGTATTCCAAGAATACTTTACGATGGTATACTTGACAAGGCTAAACTTGATGTATTCGAGTATTTAAAAGTACGAGACAGAAGTTATAGAATAGACTATAATGATGCTATGGTTAAGTTTCATGGAAACAACAGAATGAAGGGTTCTTATCGTGAATGTAAGAATAGAATACTTGCTATGGATACATTCCAAAGAGAAGCATTCAGAGAATATTTTGCTAACGCTGACTTTATCTAATAATGGCTAAGATTAACATAGGAAACAAAAGACCTGAGAATCACCAAGAGTACACAAAAACTGTAGGTGGAGGTATAAATGCTGATAATAACTATAATATAGAAGGTGTACTAAATGTAAACAGCTATATTAGAGGTAGAAATCTTCGTGTTTCATCAAAAGGTAATTCTGCATCAGCAGAAAGAATTGATGGAGAATTAGAGCTTTATGACTATACAGAAGGATTAGAAATAACTCCAACTGATTACACATGCTTAATGTCTACTCCTGTTAATGGAAATGTAATAGCTGTATGGGCATCAGATAAATGGGAAGAAGCAACTCCTACTCCAGGTATAATGACTATTAACGACAAGGTAATGTTATACTCAGTAAACTTTCCTGTTCGTCATGATAAGAAATTTGACCATGATAAAAACGAGAACTGTCTTGGTGGAGAGATATACATAACAGACAATAATCTTCCTCCGATGTATTTTAACATTAAAGATATTATTGACAGTTTCAACTCTGGCTCACCTAAATACTTCGAAGACTTTGATTATAGAGATTATATAATTAATCTTAATAATCCATTAGGAGTAATGGTGTTTACAGGTCTTGTAAATGTTGGAGGTGGAAATGGAAGACCAGTAGGACAAGATGCTTATGCTTACAGAGCAGTATCTAACGATGGAGATAGAACAAATTGGTCTATCGCAACTCCAATGATAGTTATACCAAGAAACTATGTATCATCAGATTCTCCAGATTCTCTATTTAAGTATACTTCAACAAGGGGTGGAATAGCAAACGAAAACTCAAGAACAGCTTACGCACCTAAGTTTAGATTAAGGATTGATAACTTTCAAGGTTATAATTACATAGAAGTAAAACGCTATAGTTACAGTAATGGAGAAGGATTAGGTTATACTCCTCCTGGATATATAATACAGAGAATACCAATAGCAGATAACCAATTCAGTGTAATAGAAATAGTTGACTCTCTTGCAAACGAAACAGATAATATTGTTATTGCTCCTGATGATGATTCTTTAAATGCTACATCTGTAATCAGAAAAGCTGAGGCTATAAGATACATAAGAAACAAAGTATTGTTAGCTAATATAGAATACGAATCTGTAAACTTACCAGATATTAATCTGGTGTATTCTAAACCATACGGAAAAACAGGTGAACCAATATTAAAGTTTTTAGGAGAAAAAGGTCATAGAGATGCAGTAAATGCTTGTTATTTCAAGTCAGACCTTAGTGGAGAAAAAGAAAGCTATAGTATAATACTTTGGAATGAGAATTTACAGAGAACATTTGTTATACCAATAGAAGACTTAGATAACTTTAAGTTTCCTGATAAACGTAAAAACTTAGACGGATGGGATGGCTCTAAACCAGTTTCAGAATATCTAAATAATCTTCATAAATTTGTAAATCCTTTTAACAGCGGAAGCCCAATGTTTAATCTTCCAAGTCAAGATACAAATGAAGTAGAAGAAGTTTTTGAAGTTGTACTGCATTCATGGAAGTCATTAGTTTCTAATAACTATCCATTGCCTGATGAGTATAAGTTTAATCAAAGACCTTTAATAGGAAACACTGAAATTATAAACATAACAGAAAACTCAGATTCTGGCTCAGAGAACTATAGTGTTCGTAATCCTATATCAGATAACGATACAACTAAAGATTACAAAAGAAACTATAGCCCAATTAATGAAAAAGATAGAGGTATAAACTCTCCTAATGATGGAAGTGCGTGGGTAAACCCAGGATATAACTTTGAAACATATAATCCTGGAGGTTATCAAAATCACTATCAATCACTTGGTTTAGCTATTCACGGAATTACTGGTTTCCCAGATTGGGTAAAAGCTTTTTCCATAGCAAAAACGAAACCAGCAAATAGAGTTATAGCTCAAGGCATAGCTGTTTTCCCTCTTATTGAAAAAGGTATAACTATCTCTGCATGGATAGGATTTCCAAATGAGCCAAGATTTAATTTGCCAACTCCATTTCAAAACGAGCCAACAGAACCAAACACTCCATCTTTAGATACTGTTCAGCCAATGGGAAATGTAACAGTAAGACCAGCTGTAAAAGAATCTGCAAAGAAGTTACATATACATATTCCTGACATTGAAAGTGGTTATCTTTCAAATGAACTACTTGATGAAATAATCAGAAATCCAACAAACTACAAAATACAGTTTGTAGAACCAGTAGGATATTACACTGAACCATTTAATGGTGATGTAGGTATTATAGATAGTGGCTCTTCTCCAGGTTACAGTTTATTCGGAGAGAAAGTTGACATGGTCACTTATGCTAAAGTTCAAAATGAAGACGAGATGCCTACTTGTGGAGCTGAGATTTCAAACACATCTCCTTTCTCTTCTCCTTATGCTCATTTTGCTGGAAACAGACTTAACAGTGGACTTGTTTATACTACAATAGGAAACTGGCTTGGTCAACCTCCATCAGCAGATGGATATAAAAGTACAATAACTAATGTTTCTATAAATACTGATAATAGTGAAGGTAAAACATTTCTTGAAGTAGAAATAACAGACGAAGCATGGTTATTACTTACAACTCCATTCGTTAAAAGAAGTATGGATGATGATGATGTAAAGCAGTGGCAAGAACATTTCTATATAGTAAACATAGTAAATGATTCTGCTGATATTCCAGCTTCTTCAACACAGGAATATCTTGCTCCTATAAACTTCATAAAGCTTAATTCAAAGATAGGAATATCATCTGGTCTAACACGCGAAGAATTTGATGTTGTAGATGAAAGAATAGAAGATTATAAAGTAGTAGAAACTACAAATGAAGTAAACTTCATTTACGTTAAGAAGCCTAATAGAGATGACTTAAGATTTATAAACATAACTGAGATAGAGTCACTTTTTCCAGTTGACCTTATAGCTATTGATAACGATATAGACAATGGAACTACTTTATACTGTGGACAAGTTTTACATGGAAAGTATAAAACAGGAGATAATAAAGTTATAATAGACGATACATTCTCATACACTGCTTCAACTATAACTTTAAACAAACTTGCAATTGGAGATGAAGTTAAAATAAAATACAATTCAGATAAACCAATAAGTGTCTTTGGTGGAAATATAATGCATAATGACGCTTGCTTTACATACAAACACAGAGAGTGTATTAACGAAGGAAGATTAACTTCTTCTTACGGAGTTCCACAAAGTCAGTTTGGAACACAGTTTAAGTTAGGTATAGGATTTCCAACTCATACATACAAAAGGTCACCTATGGTTAAAAAGCATATATTCTTTGATGATATGGTAACGCCAGACACACAACCTGACACAGAACCTTTAAATACAGTAATGTTAAACTTTATCAGACAATGGATAATATTATACACCTGTCAAGCCAGAACGAATCTATCTTACGTTTATGGAAAATTCTTTCCAAATCAAGGTTATATAGAAAGACCTTTATCTTGGGAAAGCGAAAAAACAGTAGTAGAAAACGGAATATTCTCTCAATACGAAGATGACTATCCTAACGAAAAAGAAAGATGGAGGCTTGGTGGCTTTGGAGTTATGCAACTTGATAGAACGAATTTAGATTTTAGCAAGTTTCCTGAACATGATAAGCTTTACGCAAGAGTATCATTTTTACAAGAAGAAAATATAAGATACTGTACTCGTTTCGCATGGTCACAGACAAGACCAATACAGAATTATGGCTCTCCAAGCTTAAGAACATTTAGACCTTTTAACTATAAAGATATAGCTGATAAAGCTGGAGATATACATAAAATATATGTATCTTCAGATAAATACGGAGATAATGTCTATGCTATGTGTGAAAATGATATATGCTTAGTTCTTATGAGAAAGGCTACATTATCAGACGCTGGTGGAAATATACTCGGTACAACAAGTACTTCAGACAGCGAGTTTCTATCGCAAGAGCAATGGCAGAATGTTGGTGCTAAAAAGGGATTACAGAAACTTCACAAGTGGACATTTACTGAAGATGGTAATACTGCTTTTTACGCAAATAAGAATGGAGTATTTGCCTTCAATGAGGAATCATCTGGCTCAGGTAAATCAACTGATATTTCGTTTGGACAAAGAGAAAGGCTTATCAACTACATAGAAGAGCAGTTTGGAACACTATTCTTAACAACAATTGCTAACGGAAAAAACATAGTAGACTTAGAGTGTCAAGGTTATGGATTTTTTGATAACAAGTTTAAAGAATACGGCTTTAATGTAAAGTTTCCAATAGTTGAC